GATAATTTAATTGAAGATGTACCTAGTGGAATAAAACAACAAACAACAGATACAGATTATTATTTTAATATGATTGCTAATCCGAGTAAAACAATTCAACACAATCTTAATGAAACATCAGAATCATCTGAACTAAATGAATTACTTAAAAATAGCGATTCAGCAAGTTCAAAATCATCAACAAAATCAAACAGTTCAAATAAAAAAGAATTAAAATCTAGTGCATTTTCAAAATCTAATTCAACATCTAATTCTAATTCTGATTCTGATAATAAAAAAATATCCGATTCAAGAGAAAAATATGAAAAAATTAGTATATCACCAAAACAAACTGAAAAAATACCAAAAATAGAAAAAACAATAAATAAAAAAGAAAATGTACATTCAACATCTGAAATTAAACCAACAGAAAAAAAAGAATTAACACCCCAAGAATTACGACTTAAAAAAATAGAAATGCTTAGAAAATTATGTGAAATTAAAACAAAAGGATTTGCTTTATCAAAAGAATATGATTTTAATTCATCTTTAGAAGAAATGGAATATGAATTTGAATTATTAAAAAGTTTTGCAGATAAAAGAAATGGAGTTAAAATATTTAAAGGGGGGTTATTACAAGCAGTTTCTGTAATTGAATTTTTAAATGATAAATATGATCCATTTGACTTTCATTTATCTGGATGGGGTGATCACATGCAATTAGAAGTTGATTCATGGGAGGATGTTTTAGAAGAAATATATGAAAAATATAAAGGTTCTGGTAGAAAGATGGCACCAGAAATTAAATTATTATATTTAATAATAGCTTCTGCCGGTGCTTTTCATTTTACAAAATCACAGTCATCAAAATTACCTGGTTTAGATTCAATATTAGCATCAAACCCAGGACTTTTAAGTAAAATAATTAATCCAAGTAAAACAGAAAGTTCTCAATTTATGACACAACAAGAAATTAATATTGAACGCCAACGTGAAGAACATAAAAAAAAAGAGTCTGAGTCTAAATTACAAATACAAAAACAAATGCAACAACAAATGAAACAACAACAAGACTATATTAATCAACTTCAATCACAATTAAATAATCAACCAAATAATCAATTTAATGAGCAATCTAGAAATTTTTCTATTAATGAACCTCAAGCAGCAAATTCTAAACCACAGGTAATTACAAACGCAAATATGCCTGATATTAGAGCCCCAACACAGGTAAAAGATATTTTAAATAGAATTCACAATATACAATCAAGTACTATTAAAGCAGGTGCGAGTGATACACAAGAAGAATCATCATCAAATAATGATAGATTAATATCTGAAACAACATTAAGCGAAGGTAATCCTAAAAAACGTGTTGCACGTAAAACTAAAAAATCAGCAATATCTGTGATATAATTAATTATTTTTTTTTCTTTAATTTATTAAATATTTTCATTAGTTGTTGTTTTTTTGGTTGCTGTTGTTTTTGTAATTGTTCTATGTATTTTTCAAGACTAGTAATAATATTTATCAGTTCTTTTTTAGTTTTTGTTATTTCGTCTTCGTCTTCTTCTTGGTTGTCTTCTTCTTCTTCTCGATTGTAGTTGTCTTCTTCTTGGTTGTCGTCGTAGTCATTTTTCTCACCACCACTAAAAGTTAAAAAATTATTATTAATTTTATCCATAAGTTTTGATATTTTTTTTGATGAATATATATTAATAAGTTGATTAATATCATTATAATCAGTTTTTCCATTTCGTGTTTGATTAATTAAATTATTATTTTCTAACTGCGATAATGATTTCATATGATTTAATATAACTTTAAAATCTGTTTTGTTAATTTGCATTATAAATAATTAGAAAAGTTTTTTAAGTTTTTTTATCTTTAAATGATTTTAATATCAAATTTAAAGATAAAACTTTATTATTAATAAATGTCTGAAATAATACAAAAAAAAAAAAAAAGGCGAAAACCTAAAAATTTTAATATAATACAAGCAAAAATTGATAATATAAAAGAAGTTGATGATTTAATTAATACTGAAGAAGAAAAAATTATATTTCATTTACCAATTACAATTGAAGAAGTTAATAATGCAGAAGTTGTTGATGTTTCTGTTGATACAGATATTTTTATAAAATCAGAAAAAGATATATTTTGTTCTAAGATAAATATTAAAAATGATTCAGATTTAACAGAAACATTAAAAGCAAGTATGAGTATAAGTATAAATAAAACTAATCAAACTTGTGCAAATAATTCAATACATAAAATTGCAACACATAATTTAATATTTTCACAAAATACAAAATGTTGGTGGTGTAGAAATTGTTTTAATACTCCAGGTCTTGAATTACCTGAAGATTATTATAATGAAACATTTTTTTGCACTGGTAATTATTGTAGTTTTAATTGTATGAAAAAATATAATTTAGAATTAAATGATTCATTAACATGGAAAAGAGACTCATTAATTAATCTATTTTATTTTAAATTATATAATAAATATACAGAAATTAATCCTGCACCGCATTGGATAACATTAAAAGAATATGGTGGGTGTTTAACATTGGAAGAATTTAGAAATAATTTTATAATTAATTCTAAAGAATATATTGTTTTACACCCACCGCTCATTTCTAGACAAATGCAAATTGAAGAATCATACAAATTTAATAAACTAAAAGAAGTTCCAATTGATAAATTAAATAGAATATATTCAGAAATTGAATCAGAATATGCAATAAAAAGAAATAAACCAATACAATCAGATCAATTAAATTTAGAAAAAACAATGGGATTAATTAAAAAGAAAAAATCATCTAAATTAACCTATTAATTTCGCAATATCAGCATCTAAAACTTGGACAAATACTTTTGGTGTCATTTTTTGAGATTCTGTTTTTAAAATATCAATAATCTTCTTATGATCAGCTATACTAGAATCTTCTGTTGATGATTCTAATATATAATCAGGGGTAGACATATATTTAAATGTATATTTATAATTAATTGTTTTTAAACATGTATTTAATAATTTTTGAGTATGTAATATACCATTAGGTGAAATAATTTTAATTTTTGAATTAATTTTTTTAATAGTTTCATCAGTTCTTTTAATATATAACTCGTATATCATTTTACGAATTTCATCACTTATATTTAGTATTACACACCATTCACTTAAATCACCAATGTTATTACAAAAGTATATCCATAATGATATGGGTGCATCATTATGTTCATCATTAAATATACGTCGTTTTGAATCAATATGATGAACTAAAGTTTGCCATATAATATCAAAATTACATGTTGTTTGAATACATAATGATTTGATAAATGATTCTAATATTTTATTTTCAGTAAATTGAACCATTAATTTATTTTGGATATCTGTTACTGATAAATTTTTATCATCAACCATATCATCAAGATATGCAATTGATATTTGTACAATTTGTGCAGTTGTATCTATTTCATCGACACGTGCAACCATAGGTTTATTTAGAGGAATTATTTTATTCCAACTAGAAACCCGTCTTTTTTTTGATGCATCTGGATAACTCATCATTCCACGATAAGGATACTCCATTAATTTAGCATCAAAAAACGAGTCATTTCTAGCTGAAAAGATAACTAGTACAATTTCGCCAAGGGTAGGATTATTATTTGAATAATATTGATTTGAATTCATTAATAATTAATACATAATATATATTAAACTAAAAAATTCAATTTTTTTATTACTTTTGGTGTATTTATATTATTTGAATAAAAATAGGCTCCTTGTAAAAATGAATCTGCTAAATCATCTTTCTTTTTATGAGAATTAAAATGTTTAACATATATTGGTAGATGTTGTATTAATTCTAAACAATATTTTATACCTAAACTTTTAGTTAATTTATATGCTTTAGTATCATCTGTTTTTTTTGCTTTAATTAATTGTTTTATATCTCCTTCAGTTGCTATTTTAAGTTTATTCGAAGGTGACATAAATTTAACTTGTGTAATATTTGATTTTGTTATATCTTTATCAATAATACCTCGAATTAAATAATAATCATAAATAGCTGTTGCTATTGATTTCATCCGTGGATTTTTTAATGATGGTTGATTTTCAATAACAACATAATTAGCGGATAATAAATTTTTTCTATTTTCTAATTCCATTATTAATCTAAATTTAACATCGTCAAAATTTAATGTTGCTGAATTTTTTAATTTAAATGGTTTTAAATCTGATGATTTTTGTAATGTTTTATACATTTGTTTAGCATGTGTTGAACAATAATATACATTATTATTTATAAATGATATTTTTTTATTACATATTGTTGATTTATTATTAATATAATTACATATATCTTTATTATCTTTATTATCTTTATTATCTTTATTATCTTTATTATCGCAATTATTTTTATCATATATTAAAAAACATTCATTAAATTCTTTAATACGTGTATCTATTTTTTTACCATGTGTTTTACAATAATATTTTATTTCATTATTAACAGTATTTGTTAAACTTGCTTTAGCACCACAATTACATTTTTGTTCGGACCTATTTGTTAAATCAATATTATTCCAATCTAATATACACCAATTAATAATAATTGTACCATCTTGTTGTACATATTCGGATTGTGTTAATAAACAATATGATAAATGTATTACACCAACATCAAATGATAAAATAACAGGATATTTATTATTTATTATTTCTGATTTTGGATTGTTTTCTATGGATGAATCTGGAAAAATTTCTGACATTCTATTATTTATTATATAAACATATTGTTTAACTACATAGTTAAATGATTTTAACTTAAAGAAAATAAATAAATATTTTTGTTAAAAATTTAATTCAGAAAAATGTACAAATGAACAATATTTAAACATTGTCATATTTTTAATTAAATGTTCATCATATGTTTGAAAATTAAGTGCAACTAATTGATATTTATTTTTCCAGAATGGTTCAGGATCATAATTATATGAAAAATGTCCTAATAAATTACCAGATGGATATATACGTTGTATTATTCCAGATGGATTAATATTAGTTAATTTTTTATCTTTATTATCTGTATTTCTATAATACCCACCTCTATATGAATTAATTACAGTTGATAATTCATTTGGTATATTAGATACATTATTTATTATTTCAGATTTAGGTCTACAAGATGTTATTATAATTTTATTTAATAAATTTTTTATTGGTTCTTTTGTAAAATGGTTTATATTATTTAATTCATTATTTAATAATTTTTTACCAAAATATTTTACAAGTATATCTTTCATTTTTTGCTGGGTTTGTGGTATTTTATTTGTATTTATTTCTAAATCAATCCATATAGGATCTGAT